CTTTCCATTCAAATACAAAGTGGCTTGGTAACAATGAGTCTCATGCGATGCAAACTCGGAGTGTTTAATACTTTTAAGCTGGAAATTTAATAATGTAGTCATGGTTTTAACTCCTGTGTTGTGTTCGTGGTACTTCTATCCGCATGTTGTCATGATAATTACGGTATAATTACTTGTGCGCTAGTGTTAAGAATCCTAATACTAAAACTTGGCACATCAGGAAAAGCGGCGGCAATTCGCCAATTGCCACGCCGTAGAACCCGAGTAACGACAGCACTACCAAGAGTGTGCAGTATAATGTGATAGCCAGTACTTCAATTAGTTCGCTCATCTTTATTTATCCTCTGTTTTGTGCTGGAAATCAACCCAATCTACTCCCATTTGTTTGGCTGATTTGATTCCAACGGCTTCATTAGAAATTCGATTTTCCCGTTCCCAAAGCTTATTTAAATGGTCTACGGTTTGTTTGAGCTTTGGTTTAAGGTAATCATCGTAGTCCGGTTCGTCAGCTAACCGTTGGCTTATTTCGTAAATGAAATTCTCCGCTTCGTAATAAGAATAATTTGACATTTCATTCTCCTATTTTTGATTTAAAAAATTAATACTACTATTACTGCCCAGAACGCTTGTTGAGCATCAAACAAGGCGGAGTCCAGATAATATGCGCCCCTATGATGGTCTAAAATTTCAGGATTAGTTTTAAATGTTTTAGTTGTATTCATAGTTATATCCTCATGGGGTTTACTTAACTTGTTCAGTTATCACATTGTTGGCCTTGTATCTGCTTGTATTGTAACATTTTAAGCAATCTATACACTTACCATGGCAATTAGTTCCAATGTCATGCGATACGTTATTAAATACCTTATTAAAACCTTTAGGTATTCCGATAACACTGTCTATTTTTGGATTGCTATAAACCAATATTAGGTTTTTAGGTTTATCCCTAGATTTCAATTCCCTTTTCACAATATCACTTTTTTTAGTCCAGAGTGCAAACGTAGTTTTCTTGTTTTTCTTGCATATATTTAGCAAGTTATGGAAGTGATTGCTATTGATTAGCTCGCCATGTCCGTTAAAACGAAAGTAAGCGTAATTCGTTATTGGCAGCCCATCAGGGTGGATTATCTTTTCACTTAATACTTTTGAATTGTGTTCAAAGGCTGGTACAGCATTTTTTCTGAATGTTTTTAATATTCTCCAAGAATAGCACTCACTACAAATTGAGTCTGGCTTGCCATTGCCATTCTGTTTGATGCAAAATCCATTGCTAGTTGTATTGGTATTGATGGCTCCAATGCCTTTAAGCTTTCCACTCATCTTTGATAATTTAATCATTGTTGTTTATCCTTGGTTGTTATGCTGCTCTTCTGTTCTTTTCTTGCATTTCAACAAGATAATCTAAAGCTGCTTGCGCCTTGGCTGCGGCACTAAAAATAAATTTGTTATCTTTTCTTAGAATCCTAAGCCATGACTTGATGTAGATAGCGTGATCATCTCGCGGAGTTGAATCTAATTTGAGACTGCCCATGTTAAATGCTGATCCAAGTTCCGCGATTAGCTCTTCATACGCATAATCTTTGCCGCCATAGCAGCCGTTCATATTACGATCTAACCTAGATTTATGTCCGGTGGCATGTGTGAGTTCGTGAAACAATACAGAATAATAGTTGTTCGTGTCTTTAAATTGCCCTAACTCCGGCATGTGAACCTGATTAATTGAAGGAATGAAACAAGCACGATCAAATCCGTGCTTTATGTTTATACCAGAATTGTAGATAAAACTATCAACATGTTCTATTGATTTATTATCATTTAATGGTATTATTTTGGGTTCATATCCGTCTACCTGAGAACAATTAAATACAGTCGAATATCTCATTAAGGGGATAGTTTTATCCTCTTCTGTCACTTTGTCTTTGATTTTGAGAGCTTTATAAAAAATTACCGGATAGCCTTTCGAGCCTTTTTGAACTTGCGCTCCTATTGATTCCCATTGTTTATATGTGGCGAACTCTAACGTATTGAATCCTGATAAACCAAGCCAAAGTGTATTGATACCATGGTATTGCTTGTGAGTTACTGCATTTTTTGGTATCTCTCCTAGAGTAAACCAAGGTTGGCTGTAATCTGAAGATTCGCATGTTTCCAATTGTTCTATTATTCTGTCCGTTATACGTTGGCGTAAATTGTCAATATTATTCGTTTTCATTATATTTATCCCCTAGTCTGTATAAGGTGGTTTAACAGTCTTACAATCGCTCCGATCACTTTTCAATCGAAGGAATGTGACTGTTGACGAAAACATCGATCAGTTTAGTTCTGATTTCTGCTGGTAACGTTTCAAAGACTTCGTTTAGTTCCGCAAGATCATCCTGAGTCAGGATAAACATATTATCGTTCTCGTCTGTCGTTTTAAGGCACTCTGGTAGATTTTTATTCCAATGGGCTAATACTGAGACTATTAGCCCAATTCTGTCACTTGAAGATGTTATATTTTCTACATTATTAGCCATGTTAAAATCCCCTATTTTTGATTTAAAAAATTAATACTACTTCGTTTCTTCTAGTCTGTTTTCATCTATTCTATGACATAAGACTTCATAAACTTCATCAACAGAATAATCTATAAAATCATTTCTATAATTAAAATCATCATCATTGTAATTGTGTATAGATACTTTAATCATTGAATGATGAACATTAATAAACATAAAATAATCTTTATATTCTTTTTTGTATTCCTTTAATAGCATTTTAGTAGATCCCAAAGTGGGTGAAATTAAACGGAACGTCATCTACTGCATCAATATAAACCTTAGCACCCGCATCAGTAATGGTTACTGTATCTTCATTTGGCTCGCATCCCTTGTGTGAACGCACCAAGCCTTTGTTATTTAAAGATGCGATTATTCCACCTAATGATCTTTCTGTAATTCCCTCAGACTGTATTTCTTCATCGGAGATGTTATAGAATATTGAAAAAGTCCATATTGTATCGGTTAGTTGGTCACCATACTCAGAACGGTCGATTGCTTTTAATACTGCTAATTCTTTTTTAGTTAATGTTGTCATTTAGAATCCCCCTCTGTATTAGATTAATATTAATTACATAGACAAGTATTACAAACGTATGACATACTTGCCAATGAGAAAATATTAAATACCCATGAGATAAAATGACTAAAAATAGTAGACAAAAAAAAACCCGCAACAAGGCGGGTTAAGTGGGGGGATTGTTTAGTTGTTAGCTATTGGTTAACTGTAATTCACTACAATTTTCATGATATTGAATTCTGGCTGGATCAGATTGTCTGGATAACGCCTATCTACTATAGATGCAACGCTATTAAGTGACAGTCTGCCATTGTGCCGAAATCGTTTGAATTCGCGCATTGACTGACTATGACCAGAGTTGTTAAATAATTGGATTGTAGTTTTCATTTCTTACCCCTATTTGAAGTTGCTTGCAATGTAGTCATAATTAAATACTAGTACAGTCAGATCATATAATCAAGTAAAATCATTCAAAATCGTACAAATAAACCAAAATAATAGCAGACACTAACCAATGGCTAGACCCACTAAGTATACGACTGAATTAGTCAATAAAGCACGGCATTATGTTGATAATTATGAGGATTACGATGATTTAATCCCTAGCGTGGCTGGCTTGGCGAGTGTTGTTGGTACTTGCAGAGAGACATTGCACGTTTGGGCGAAGCAAGATGGGAAGAAGGAGTTATCTAACATATTAAGAGAACTAAAGACAGAACAAGAACGTGTACTTATATCCAACGGTTTAATGGGCACATTTAATCCAACCATAGTCAAGCTTGTGTTGGGCAAGCATGGCTATTCTGACAAACAACAACTTGAACACTCTGGTGAAGTTAAAATAGAGCGCGTCATGTATACGGACCAGAAGAACGGGCAAAAAAAAACCCGCAACAAGGCGGGTTAAGTAGGATCAAGGAGAACTAACGCTTATATATTCGCATTGCTTCACGTTCAATATAATACATTGGACACATCGTACATTGATAACCGTACTTAATGCAATTATCATCAACCGGAAACGCATCACTGAGATTGCAGCCAAAGCCATCAATTGCATTAACAGCCATTTCTTCTATCTCGTCTTCGTAAAATGTTTTAGTTGTCTTCATATTTATACCCCTTGTTAAAAGCTCTGAATGATAAATGATTTGTCATTAATTGGAATTAAGGTGGTACGGTCGCTTATTTCGTCACGCGCTGCTTGATTCAGATCCGCCCTTGATAGTCGTGCCAAGCCAGCCATGTCGATATAATAATGATAATTTAGAACATGCGGATAATCGGATCTAAACTCCGTCAGGTCTTTATATTCGGTGAATTCACAGCATAATGAGATCACATCAAGCGTTGTTTCGTGGTTGCAATCTTCGTCCATCTGTTCGATCCAATCGAAGAGTGCCATCCTTCCTTCGATTGAAAAGTTATCGGAGCGATCCATTTTATCAAATGCGCGAATAAAATCATCTTGTGTAACTATTGTTTTCATACTTATACCCCTCTCAGATTAAAGATTATTTATAGTAAGACTTATGTCATACACTTACACATGAGAAAATATCAAATAACCATGAGAAAATATTACTAAAGTCAACCCCTGGTCAACCCCTGGTCAACCCCTGGTCAACCCCTG